TATAACGACGCACATAGTTTGAGAAAAATCTTCACGTAGTTTGAGAATTTTAAAAAAACGCGTATTTTCCGCCCTCATCCGAACCGGAATTCCTCTCACACATCCCCTTCATATATGATATTCAGGTTCATGTGCGGTGGGTTCAGATCGGTAAACAGGTTTATCAGGTCGGATTCGGGGGGGCGGTTTAGCGTCGTGACCGTCCATTCCCACATTAGGGCGGCGGCGTATACCCGATCTCCGGCGCGGCTTATATCGGCGCGGAACATTCGGTTTGCCTCGCCGCCCTCGACGATCGTTATATCATAACCAAGCACGGCGGCAAGTGCCATAAAATGGTACTTGGTCAGACTGCCAATATATACGTACTGGATGTGTAGGGCACTACGGCGAGCGGCTTCGGTCGCTGTTGCCCTCGGCGCGAGGCCGTATTCACGTTCCCAGCGGTCTAAAAGCGTCGCTACCGTAGAAGGAAACCACTCCGGCAGCATGGACACTATCGCGTCAGACGCCAAATCTAATAGTTTGCCTTCGACGCACATATCCCTGTTGGACACATCTCCGAGGTCGATCGGCATAAGCTGCATCAGCGCGTCGTAATGTCTCATGGCACCACCGTCACGCTATTGGGGCGTATCACCATATAAACCCCTCTTGCAGGTTCAAAATCCGAAGGGACATCGACGGTCGGCGCTACCACTTCGGCTTCATCTGCGCCGTACTCGTGCATTATTGCCGCGATCATCGTGCGTTGCATTGCGCGCCCTGGGGTAAGACTGTTGACGTAGTCGTTAATCGCCGCGATTGTAGCGACCTCGTCCCAGTTTACCCCCGAGCCGCGGATTTTTATCGCAACAAACCTGAGCTGGGGGGCACGGACGCGCACTCCCCACGAAAAACCGCCGCCAATGGGGCGGTGAGCCTGTATGTATTCATAAATCTTATTGCGCAAGTCGAGGGATGGCACCCACCCGAACTCCGCCGACCCCACAACAACAATATCGAATGTCCCCTCGCCCTGCGCCATAGGGACGACCTGTGCGTGAGTGATGTATTCGCCGTCCAGCGTTATCTCGCGCGCCCAAGCCTCGTAGTCGTACCGGTTCCCGCCAGCCATCTTGCTACGCTTGGCGGCCAGAACCTTGTCGACAATCTCAGCGTCCGTCAGGCCTGCTGTAGATATCCCGAATTCCGCAGCATGGAGCTCGCGGTGGGCGCGGTCTGCAGTCGAAACGAACATTTGATCAGCAACCTTATCCAGCTGCTGGTACAACCCCCACAACATTGACGCGGTGCAGGCCGCCTTAACAAACAGCACCGACCCCGCCGTAACCTCGCCGGGGAACTTGTTGCTGTAGCTTGTTAGAATCTCGCCTAAAAGATCATTAAAATCTCTTTGAAAGGACATTTTATCCCACCTTAAAAAAAGTTTCATATATGACGTCGCCTATGCCACGCCTGGCGAGCGTCACGGTTATGTTTAGCCGCCCGCCGGGCGCACGTGACGCCGACACGACAATCCGGCTGACCCGGTTAGTCGTACGCAGCCAGTCCAGGCATTCCGCCGCATATTGGCGCGACAGCACGACATTGCTGTCGGAGAGAGTCGTTATCTCATGCAGGCGCGAACCGAAATTCGGGTCTATGAAAAACGATCCGCGCCGAACGAGCAGCGACAGTATGACTGCGTTCGCAAGCTCGTCCGCAGGACCGAGAGACGCTTGTGGAAGTCCATTTTCGTCTCTGTCAAGCGCGAAGTCCAATTCATAACCCCGCGTGTTTCGGTTGGTCGGCTACCCCCGCTGCGCTCGCAACGGGGGTAATTGACCCCATGATATTCGCGGAGGCGACCGGAGCAGCCGCCGCAACAGCGTTTATTGGTTCGGTCGAGGTAGGGACAGTAGCGGTTCCCTGCGCCTCGGCTGCCGATTTCGCCGCTGCCTGTACCGCCGCAGCTTCCTGCTGCGATTCTTTTTCCAGCGTGATGATCGCGCCAGTGTCCTGCTCGCGGAGCTTTACTATTTCCGTGATGTAGGCTTCCGCCGCATCAATGGTTTTTTGCGCGTACGCGATATTCCGCCGCGCCCGGTCGATTTCGGCCTCTTTGCTATCAATAGTTTGATTAATAAGCGCGATGTCGTTGCGCAACCGGTCGATCTCACCCACTCTCCACTTACCCATAAAACCCTCCTTATAATTAAGTTGATCCCGCGTAAGCGCGGGATAATAGTTTTCGATGCCCGGCAATGCTTTATCCCCGGGGTACGTTCCCCGGTAAATTTTTTCAACGCCCACCACGTCGGGATTGCCGTGCGGCGAGCGGTTGATGGTGTAGCCAGGATGATACCACCCCTTGCATATATTGCCCACCACGCACGGGTCATACCAGCACGCGGTAACATCTCCCGCAAACATGCCGTAGCCGTTGATGATGATATTGGTATACCCCTCGCGGCAAGCGCAGCGGCTACCGCCGTGCAAGTACTCGGGGCTGATCAGCATCCAATCCTCGGCGGTGTACGACGCCATCACGCTACTGTCAACGCCGCCAACGCCGCGAAATTCCTGTATATGGAACTCAACGCCCCGGCCTTCCCAATATCTTTTGTTGTCGAGCATGGCGGCTTTGTGCTTCGGCCACAAAAGTTCTTTGACGTATACTTTTAACCCCGCGCCGCGCAGAAACATTACGGCGGCCAAAAACCGGCCTTGTTTCATTTTGTCGTTACCGATCACCTCGCGGTGATAGGTAAATCCGACCTGCTCTATCTTGTCTTTGCGGCGGGCGAGCGCCGCGTAAAACTGCAAGGGCCCCAAGCCGTTTGTCTGCAGCTGAAACCGCTCCTTGTCGGCGGCGTCGATGATGCTCAGCGCGTCGGCCTGATTGTCAGGGTGCGACATCTCACCGCCATGAAGCTCCATCAAAATATCCGTTATGCCCGGGAATTGCCTGTCCCGCCAGGCGCGATAATCGGCAAACGTGAACGGCCGCTCGCGTGTGTAATACTTGTCGTACAGCCCCTGCGCCTCTTTCTGCCGCGCGTCCACGTTAAAGCAATAGTAGCAGCCGAGCGGGCAGGCGTAACTGATAGGATATTGTACAAACAGTTTATTAACCGTATTTATCGGTAATTGTATTATAGACTTCATGATACTATACCCCCGCTTATTGACGCAGTTGACCATGACAAGCTACCGCTCGACTTTTTCTCAAAAACCATACGACTATTCCCTTTGTCGTAACGCAACCGGAACCCCGCCGCCGTGGAATCCCAACGGGCATTCGACGCTGCGAACCAATATATTTCGTTGCGGTGAATTACTGTCGATACGGCGTCGGCGCTACTACCAGTAATCACGAGCCCATCGCTTTCGGCATGGATAATCCGCCGGTCGTTCGCGCCAGAACTGAGACGAAATTCTGTCCCTCCGGGCGATATTATCTGCGTATAATTTGAGCCCCCACTCATCAAGAACGAAGCCCCGTTCGAGTACATGTGTATTGAGCCACCACCACTACCATTTTTCCCAACCTGCACGTATCCGCCGAAAGAGTTTAGGTATAATGCGCCAACAGAACGGCCCGCCGACGACCCCTGTATTACCCCGCCGCACGTGCCGCCTAACCGCGCGCCTAAATACATGCCGCCCTTGTTACTCGTACCGGACGCGTCGAGGATATCTATCATCGACCGCGAGAGGTATGACGATGACGTTTCCGCATCCATATCCAGATTCATTTGCATGCGCAATACGCCGGTCATCGTATCACCGGCCTTAAGTACATACGTACCGGATGGTACTGATCCGGCGGGGCCCGTCGGGCCAGTAGCTCCTGTGTCTCCCTTGGGGCCTGTTGCCCCCGTTGCTCCAGTCGCGCCGGTCGCCCCCGTTGCGCCGCGGATTGACGCGACGGTGGTAACGGTTACGCTTGACTGCGACGACACCGCCGTTACCCGCCCGAGGTATCCCAGCGAATTGGCATGTGTCGATACCACAAGGTCGCCGATTTTAACGGTTCGCCCGTTAACGGCTACGACCGCAACGGACGATGTGGTATTGCCGCTCGTTGTAGATATCGCCGTGGCCGTCGTCCAGGTGTTTAATCCCTCGGCCCCCTGCGCGCCAGCGGCACCGGCAGGGCCTTGCGGCCCGGTAGCGCCGGTATCGCCCTTCGGGCCTTGTGGGCCAGCGGGGCCGGTCGGGCCTTGTTCGCCGCCGCCGGCGCTGCTTCCCACAAACACCTCCCAACGATTGAGATTGTTGGTTATGCTCGTTGGCGGATTTGTCGAGCCGGAATTGTTGGATATTGCGATGTAAAACTTGTTATCCGTCCAGCTCACAATGTCGCCGGTAACATAAGATGTGCCCGATACCCACAAGCCCCGGTAACGCGGATCGGCGCTCGGATCGCCGCCCCCGTCAACTCCGGACGCGGTGAGTTCTCCCGTGCTGCTCAGCGACAATCCGCTCCCAACCGTTATTTCCTGCGGCGCGCCGGCGGATGACGAATAACGTCCGAGCAGTCGCGAGCCGGACACCGAGGCAATAGTTCCGGCTGGCCCCTGTGGGCCGGTCGCTCCCGTGTCTCCCTTTGGCCCTTGTATGCCTTGCGCTCCGGTGGCTCCGGTCGCCCCTGCTGGGCCAACGGGTCCCTGAGGCCCCGGTTCGCCTTGCGGTCCGGCCGGCCCCGGTGGGCCTTGCTCTCCGGAAGCGCCGCTTCCGCCCCCGCCAAATACGTTCCAACTGCCGCGCGCGTTAAAGCGATACCATATCCGCCCCTGTCCGCCTTCCTCAAAAAACAGTTGCTGACGATGCCCCGCAATGGTTGTCTCGCTATCCCCTGTTGCCGATTCAGCGGATGATACCGTTAATATTGCCCCCCTTATCGTCCCGCCCGTGGGTGTGTTTGCGCCCTCCCACTCGGCGGAATAATTGCCGGGATTAAAAAACAGCGCGTTGTTGGGATCGCGCAACTGCACAGCCGCCGACGCGCTACCCACGCCGGTATCAAGCCCAGCCCAAAATGATAATTGCGCCCAGTTAGACCAACGCGCGCTATTGCTGCTACCAGCGACACCATAAGAGCGATAAAATACAAGCGTGGAACTATTGCTTGCATACCGCGCAATTTGTATTGTGCCGCCGGGCGAAGCTGGAGCGTTGCTTCCCGTTGCGCCGCCATCCGTTCCGCCGATGACAAATAGCGACCAGTCGCCTGTCCCCGCTGTGTAGTATGGCGGCGAGTTGGGAACTTCGGAAGCGTTCGCCGAGGCCTGCTTGAGATAAAATCCGCTTGTAGTGTGCGTGTTCCAGTCGGCGACACGGTCGAGGCGAACTCCCGGAGAAACAAAGTCGCCCGCCGCGCCAATCCCCGGTTCTCCCTGCGGGCCCTGTGGCCCTGTCGCGCCAGTTTCGCCTTTCGGCCCCTGTACGCCTTGCGCTCCTGTGGCTCCGGTCGCCCCCGCTGCGCCAACAGGCCCTTGCGGCCCCGGTTCGCCTTGTGGCCCGGTCGGCCCCTGTGGGCCAATTGCGCCAGTATCGCCTTTAGGGCCTTGTGGGCCCGTTGCACCTATTGGCCCCGCAGCTCCGGGGTCACCCTGTGGGCCCTGCGGGCCGGTCGGACCCGATTCTCCCTGCGGGCCTTGCGGCCCTGCCGGCCCTGCCTCTCCCTGCGGCCCTTCGCTCCCCTCAACCGCGAATTCTTCCCATCCGGCAACGAGGGCGCCGTACCACTTGTCCTCGTCGATTACGTAGACTATCCGGCCAAGCCGGTACGGAATTTCGCTCCACGACGCGCCTGTCCACTCGTAGATATTGTTCGCCACCCAGCCGTTGCCGTTGGCTGCGGCGATGTACCTTTGACCGGTTGCCGGTGATGGCGGCAGACCCTGAGACGGGTTCCAGAACGACACAACTGGCGGCAGTTCATCAACATTACCGAGTTCCTCAATTAGCAAGTCGGCAATGGGAAAGATCATGCCAACGCCGGGAGGGGTTTGCCCGCCGGGCGGGACGCAGTTCAGGTCGTTTATCAGCGCCGCGCGCACTCGCGCCTTTGTGTCCGCTATGCTCATAACGCCGCCTTTACCGTGTTTGAGTTGACCGGGTGCGGCGCGCCGCTCATGGCGCACGAGCACATCATCGTCACCACGCCGCCGCCCGCTTCTGCGGCCAGTTCGTTACCCAAATATATTTTTCCCGATTCAACAACCACTTTGCCGTTCGGGCCGGATTTAACCAGAATATTCCCGCCGTCCTGCAAGTGTACAACGCTGCCATTTTTGTCAGATATTGCGACCTCGCCGTCTTTCAGGTCGATCTTGTAATCGCGACCGTCCGACGCGACCATGTATACGTTCTGGCCGCTCCGCACAAGCAGGCATTGCGTACCCTTTGGCGGGCAGGACGTAAAGCCGTATTGCTGGAACATCTCGCGGTCGGAGAATTCTTCTTCCGCGCGCCCCTCGGCGTCGAACCGCGACGGGCCTTTCGACTTCGCCGGCCGCACCGCTTTTATTAGCCCCCGAATGATAGACATGTTCATAGCACAAGCCCCGCCTCTCCGAGAGTGAGTTCCGTCGTGATGCCGCTGCGCGACAACTCGAATGTCCGGCTGTAAATCAGCAAATCCGCGTGGACGTCAAGCTCGTCGTCATCGACTCGCACCAGTTCGTCAACGCCCCAGTTAAAGACGCCCTGGCTGTGTCCTTTCAGCCGGTACTTCACGCTGTCGCTTTTGGCGCGGCGCAGTTCGAGTATCCCGTCCGCGCGCTTGCGCACCGAGCCGCTGTCTTCCTGTATCGCTTCCACGAACGGCTTGTAGAACGGGACGCCCTTGTCCTCCACCCGCGCGATGTCGTTTATCCAGGGCGGGTCGTCGCTGTCCAATCCCTGTTCCTGCGTCAGCACCGTGTACTTTGAGTAGCGTTCGGAGAAGTCCCGCGTCCGCTCGCCCCTTATTATATATGTATTAGCCTCACCGCTGCGCCTTGTGATGTTGAGGACGACCGCGCCGCGGCCTGACGGTTTGCGGAAGCAGAGCGAGCCGTCAGGCCGGGCGTAGAACACCACGCCGCGGCTGGCCGCCGCGTCCTTCAGGACATCAAAAATCCTGTCGCCAGGCGACGGCTGCAAGAACGGCTTCGCCGCGTCGCGCCGCTTGGCTGTATCGTCGGCCTCTATCGTTTTACGGTTGATAAAAGGCACGTTTTCAAGCAGTTTTTCAGCCGCTTGAACGAGGTTTTTGTTGCTCATCGTGTGCCACTTTTCGCAGTAGGAATCAACGACGAGCCCCATCAAGTCGCGCCCCGCGACATTAATCGACCGCCCCGACGATTCATACGCCGTCCCCACGCGGTCGATTATTCCAGTCATCTCTAATTCCCCGTTGACGTACACCATCGCGCGGTCGCATGGCTTGACCTTGACCGCCGGATCGGGGTACAGCTCGAACTCGAACGTCCCCGCGGCGGCGTACAGGTCAGCCTCGATGCGGTACTTCTTGAACCGCGAATACCGGTAGTCGCCGATAACGATTTCAGCCGTGTCGCTCATATATCCTCACCGGCCCGGCGCAGAAAGTCGGGTTCTGAAAGTTGTTTATCGTGCAAATCCTGTCCGCATACGAGTACGGCAGGCCGTGGCGAAGGCATATAAGGTGGAGCGGCGTATCGCTCTCCACCTCGACGGTGGTTATCCTGTCGCGTTCTATTTTGACCGCGCCGACGTAGCGCGCGAGGTCGTTGGCCTGATCCGCAAGGACGGACGCGGCTGTGGTATTGCCCATCGCCCGCGCGGCGCCAAGCCCCTCCTGTATCATCTCGCGGACGCGCGCCAGCGATTCGTCGAGTTCATTGGCGGACAGCACCTGTGGCGCGGCGGGGACGTTGAGCGCGGTGCCGTCAGGCCGCCAACGCGGAGTATCCTCCACACGCCGCAGGACGGCGCGGTTCGCTTCATCGGACGCAAACGTCTTCCCCACAAATAACGCCGCGATATTCCCCGCCGCAGCGAGTATCGTGTTCCTGAACATCGGCACGGACTGGCAGAGCCGCGCGACGCTCGCGCGAAACGATGATATAAACGTTACCGGCGAGCTGAGCGCGCCCCCCGCGATCATCGCCGCGCGCTCCACCGCGCCGGCAACCGCCCCGATCACCGCGCCGGGGAGCGACAGCCCGTAATTGAACATGCCGACAGCCGACTCTATCGGATTAAGAACGCGGTTGAACGCGCCGCGCAGGTTCGTTATTGACTGGTTCACTCTGGCGAGGAACGCGCGGGCCGACACCGTCCGCGCCCGTACCTGCCCCGCGAGCGGCTTGTCCATATCGACCTCCGCGTCGGTGTCAAGCCCGCCTGCGGCGAGGTCTGCGGCTGCCGAATCAATCAGCGCGGCGGCTGACTTGTTGAAGCCGTCTTCGAGGTCCGCCACGAGCGGCGGGTCGTAGGCGGGCACAACGTCCGGCGTAACATCTTCCAAAAACTCTACGCTGATTTCCGCGCAGCGCCGGCGTGCGTCGTGCACGACGTTCACCGACTTCACCCGCCCGTTGACCGCCCCAAGTTCAGGGTGGACAAAGCGGTTCAGCTGGTTCAGCTTGACGTGCTCTATGAAATACTCGTAAGCCTCGTAGTTGCCGCGCCGCCAGATCGTGCGTATCTGGAAACGGCGGGCCTTTACGCCCATATCGTCCAAAATGCCGCCGTCAGCGAACGGGATTTCATACTCGGCGATTGCCTTTTCGACAGCGGTGTCCACACTGCCGATAAGCTCAAGGTCGAAGCCGTCCATCATGGGTTTGAAGCTCATTTGTCGAATCTCCCCGTGTTGCTGTTGGTTTTGACAGCCGTGTTCGGGTCGTTGACATCCGTGATCACGCGGCCGTCCGGGGTGATTTGCTGATTTATGACAATATTGTTTTTGACTTCGGGCGGTTCGACGTTCACGGTTGTGGGCGGGTTTTTCTGCTGTAACCCCATCGCGTTAAGTTTCTCCGGAACGGCGTTAGGCGAACGATTCAACCGGGTCGCGGACGACAGGCCTTCGTTAAATACTTTCGCGACGCCCGCCACATTCCCGTCAGCGTCTTCGAGCCCGAGTTTCCTTCTCAGTGGCGCGCCGGCATTGTATATTGATGATTGTGCTTTTGCAATCATTACCTCCGTCTTGCCGGATTTGTCCCCAATCCACTCCCACATATCTCCCCACGCGCCGAGCGCCTTGCCTACCACACCCACAACTTGACCCAGCGCGCCAATCGTATCGGCGATCCCTTGCAGGTTGCTGCGGAATTTTTCCATTGCCTCCGGATTGCCCGTGAGCGCGTTCATCTGCGCGGTGAGGTCGGCGAGGACAGGCGACAGCGCGACGCCCGCGAACTCTTTGGCGGCGGTTGACAGCATGTTCATCTGGAACTTCGCCCCCTGCTGCTTCTTTGCGAAGTTTTCAGTGATAAACGCGGCGTTTTTGCCCTTTTCGATGTATTTGTCAAAGTCAGCCGTCACCTTGCCGGCGTCGAACTCCACCAATTCCTTGCCGATACCGCCGAGCGCCTTTTTCCGTTCGCGCTCCGTCATTTTCGACAGGGTGTCCAGTAGTTTTTTATAATCCGTTATTGTGCCTTTATCGTCTATGACGCCGCCGAAGGCGCGCTTTACCCGTCTGTCGCCCCCCTTAATCGCAATGGCGATTTTGTCTATGGCCGCCGCGGCGTTGTCTACCCCGCCCATGTCGTCACCGAAGGCTTTGACAAGCGCGCTGTAGCCGGCGAAGTTGTCCATCGTGAGCCCCAGTGCCCGCGCGGACTTCGCGAAACCGTCCATCGACTGGGTGTTCCCCATCGCCGCCATCGTGTTGAATAGCTCTGCGGCCTGCCCATTCGACGCGCCCAGGTCGCGCCTGAACGCCGCGAACGCCTGCGCGGTAGCCGTTATGTCGGTTCCCATCGTAGTCGCCGCCTTGCCTACGTCTTCAAGCGCCGCCGCCGCGAAATCGTTGTCGCCGGTGAGTCCGGCCATCTCTTTGGCCGCCGCGACGAGATTCTCGCGGCTCTGACCCGTGGAGTACGCCAGCGACGTCGTGCTCCTTTCGAGCTCCATCAGCTGGCCGGCGCTCATGCCGGCGGATATGCCCAACGACGTAAGCGAATCCTGATAATCAATGAGGTTGCGCGCCGCCATCATCACCCCCGCCGTACCGCCGATGAGCGCGAGCGGGTTGGAAAGTTTGCCGACCGCGCCGCTGATTCGTTTACCCATTCCCGCAAACATGCCGCCGACCTTGCCCGCGAACGTATTGACGCGCCGCTCCTGTTTGCCAAGTTCGTTGCCCAGCATTTTGCCATCGCCGGATATGACAAGAGAGAGCGTTTCAGTCAGCATCGACATCAATGGCCACCGTTTCGGTTTTGATTTTGTACTTACTTCCCGTCGCGTCCTGGTCGTCAGGCCGCAGGGCGAGTTCCATCGCCGCTATGTAAGTCCATTGCCCGTCTGTAAGCTCACAGGCGGGGACGCCAAAAAGCGCGCGAGCCTTCTCAGCGTAGAGATACTTGAAACCTTCGAGACCGCTTCGGGATTTTTTTTTACGCTCTCTACAAGCGCGTCAAAATCCCCGTCCGGCATGGTATCGGCTGACGGGTTGCATTCGGCGTCAAGCTCGTTGTACCACTCTATCAGCCGCTCCTTGTCGGATACGGTAAGCCGGCGGCGGAAGTCCGCTATCGTCGGCGCGAGCGGGTCGCCGTTGATGTCCTCGCAGGCCCGGTAAAGGTGCTGGACGTCCTTTTCCGCCTCGTAGACCTTCACGTTCTGCATGGACACCTCAACCCCGGCGTCGAGGAAAATCCTGTCGGCGGCCAGCGAAGCGTCAAGAACGTCCTGATTCGTCAGGAGCCGGACGCGGACTGTCACCCCTGTGCCGGGGAACTGCCGCTCGACACAATTCTGACGCCCGGCTTTGAGTTTGGAAAGCGCGTAATCCATATTACCCCTCGTCCTTGCTCTTGGCGATGAACGATATTGTCATTACGGACTCAGCCTGACCGTCAAACGAGGCCTCGCCCACCGACAGGCAGTCCACGCCGCTGTACGTAACGCGGTGGCCGCCCTCGTACTCAATGATAAACGTGTCGTCTTCCACGTCCGACCAGTCGGTCTTCGGGTTGACCTTCGGGATCGCGTAGTCAAACGAAAACTTGTACTTCGCGGCGACGTCAACGCTGCCGGAGCCGGACATCAGGTCTACCTCGTTGCGGTAGGTCTGCTCGCCGGGCTTGTAGCTTTTAATGTTTTCGAGCTTCGTACCGTTGCGGATAACGAAGCACCGGGAAACGTATTTAACGGCCATTTAAGCCTCCTTTTTTGCGGGGTAAAACGGGTAGGGGCTGAAAATTTTCAGCCCCTACATTACAATGTTGACGAAATGATTATCGTGTTGGCCATGATGTGCGCGGCGTCCACGATGTCTATGGGTATCTCACTGTCCACACGGCCCGGGACGTTCGGGTTGCGGACGGACGTGAACTTGTCCGCAAAGAAATTGACGTTGTTCAACCCGCCCTCGCGCTCGATCCTCCGGCAGACGTCAAGGTTCGTCGACCTGACGTCGGCGGGCGTTACCACGTTCGACGGCTCGCCGTCCACGTGGTTGTCGCGGAGCACCTTGTTCGGGAAATCGTTGAGATGCCGCAGCCGGACGGCCTCGCGGACGTAATCCGCAGTCGCGATTTTGAACGAATCAAGGAACGTGTCGTCCTCCGCGCCGGAATCCGCCTTTATATATGTAGATATGGCCCTCACGCACCTTACGCGGTCGCCAGCGCCCACGGCAAACGGGGCGATGCCCTGCCACAGCAGCGTGTTTATCTCGTTCCAGTTCGCGCGGTCGGGGACGGCGGGAGCGTCGCAGCCCACAAGCTCCTTGTCGTTGGTCGCGAGCCAGGGCGCCGGCTCGGCGGCCTGCATCGCGGCGAACGCCGCAGCGTTCTCGAACTGCGGACGCTTGCTGCCATATATGTAGCCCACGCACATCCGCTTGTCGTTGACGCCCGCCGCAAACGTGGACACCTGCGCGAAGTTGCCGTCAACGAACATGAACCCGCGCCCGCCCAGTTGGTTAATTTCGTTCGACACCTCCGTCAGGTGCTCGGAGAGCGCCGCAGCCGCGTCCGCCGTCGCCCAGGGAATCGCTATCAGGTGGTAGCGGCGGCCGGCAACCGAGGCGAGCGCGCCGTCTATGGCGGGGTCGCCCGCGCCGCCGGCAAACGCGGTAACCGTCGCGCTGACGCCGCCCACGTCAACGCTCACGACGGGAAGCCCCTTTTGCCCAAGATAGTTGCCGGTCGTGCCCTTGTTCTTCGCGGTCAGCGTGAGCACCCAGCCGGATACCGTGGCGTTGACCGGCAGGTTCGGGAAGTTGGCGGTTATCTCGCCCGCCAGCCGCGCGGCGACCGCGGTCGCAGCGTCGCCCTTGTCCACGCGGACCGTCACACGGTCAGCCCCCACCCACAGCGACACCTGCCCCGTTACCGACGCCGTACCCGTGAACGTGACCGTAGCCGAGGCCGCCGTACCCTGCTGGCTGTCGTCCACGGCGCAGCCGGTCAGCGATACCTGGCCGTACTGCCGGAACGCCGCAAGCGCCATGCGGTGCATGACCGACCCCGCGCCCCAGGCGTCAGCCGCGGCCTGCGCCGAAAACACCTGCGTCACCACGCCCGCCGGAACCGCCGCGCCCTCCGCAAGCCGCGGCGCGATGATAAGCATCTCCTGACGCATGGACGGCAAGCCGCCCGCCGCGCCCTTCACTATCTCCGAGTATGAACCCGGCCTCCTGATTGAATCCGAAATCATTCGTCTCCGCCCTTTCCGTTTTTACTGCCGTTGTCGTTCCCGCCCTTTTTGCCGGGGGCCGGCTGCGCGTGGACCGCGTACACAAGCGAACCGTCAGCAATCCGCCGCCGGTAGTACGACGTGTCCGGAACCTCGACCGGCACGCTGTCGTTGATGACAGGGTCCCGCGGGTCCTGCCGGGGGCAGATACAGCCCGGGTTTGCTAATACTCGCATTTGACTCTCCTTTATGCCGGTGTATGTATGCGGCATTGCCGCATACATACTAAACATACCAATTCCGATACCCGAAAACATGATGAACGGTTCAGAAGTTTTTAGCCTTTTTCGCTTCCTCTATCCTCTTAACAGCGGCGTTGTAAAAGTCAGCGTTATTCTCAAAACCGATATACCGGCGCCCCGTATTAATCGCAGCCACCGCAGTGGTGCCGCTACCCATGCAGTTGTCCAAGATGACATCGCCCTCGTTGGAATACGTCTTTATCAGGTACTCGCAAAGGGCTACGGGCTTTTGGGTAGGGTGGCCAACCNGTTCTTTTTTATCACAACTCGGGAATTCTAAAACATCCCTTATTTGGCTACGACGGTACACAGGGACACGCCTTGCGCCATCAAATTCCGCACGTATTTTGTCGTAGGGCCGCGAAAAATATCCAGTAGATTGTAGCTTCTCATAATTTTCGCGGGTCGGGATGCGAAAGTCCGAACCATCACGGAACCAATGATGCGCGCCGCCGTTGTTGAATACAACATCGACATTGCGGTGGGCGATCCCAGCCAATTGCAACTGCTCCATCATATAACGCCTGATATTTTCGTGCTCACCGGCATTCAACGAATTCGTGAAAACCGCGATTTCTTCGATTAGGCGCATTGGCACGCGCCCAAGGCTCCGGTGGCGTGTTGGCCGGTCTTTCTTCCAGTAGAGCATGTGCGAAAAATCAATAAGATTCCCCTGTATCAACGATGATGTGAACGGCTGTACACAAAAAAACAACATTCGGGCACCCTTTTTCAGAATCCGGCGAACCTCTTTAAAGGTCTCGCGTATGGGGAGTTGTGTATCCCACGAAAGCCCCGTAACCCCATAGGGTGGGTCGCACAGAACCATGTCCACCGACCCGTCCGGGATGGCTTTCATGCCCTCTAAGCAGTCCATGCAGTAGATGTTGTCAAAATTAATTTTTTCTTGCATTTTTCATTTTCCTTACTTATATTATAAGTGACTCAGGCGACCACGGTGAATCTCGGTGCCGAGGCCCGCTGTAAAGCGTAGTGCCCTATGTAGGGGAATCCGAGTCCCTACCCTGAGTCATTCTTTTAATATCGTCCACTGTTTTGTATCCTTTTTTAGTCCTTGAATCGCCTTATCATCCGTTCGTCTGAACGACTGTAAAAAAAGTTCCTTCCCCCCATTTGCGGACTTCAACACCGCGAAATACGGCTTCCCGTCAATATCCATAATCGCCGAAATCTGAGTTTTACCTGCGTTCTGCGCGAGTACCTGCGGTCTTTCTATCACCTCTTGAAGCCTCAAATACTCCGCCGTCGTAATATCGGGATGGTGCGCCGTGTTCTTCCATAGCGTATCAGCCGACATGTGGACGACGTTCGTCTTCGCGCCGATACTCGCCATGTATTCTTCCGGCAGCACCGCCACCGGCAACATACCGCCTATTTTGCCCCGCGCTTCCAAGAACCGCATATAATCGGGCCCCTTAAATCCTTCCTCCACAAACCGCCGCGCGTCTAACGGGTGGAACTTCTCGACTTCCGGCATCCATGCGGCTTTCCCCGCGTTGTAGTCCCATCCGGGGCCGGCCCAGAAGGTATTGCCGTTTCCGAGCGCTATGCCCTTGACCGTAACAGTCTTGGCGGCGTCGCCCCTGCCGACCGTCGTTTCGCGCTCGACTATGCGCCCCTCCGAACTTTCCGGCTCAAGCCCGCGCCGCTCCATCATCCGGCCCGTGAGCGCACGCACGCGGCTGCGGCACCCCCAGTGGTTGGGCGGGTACATGTAGTCCCAGATGGGGTCGTCGTGCCGGAAGACCCGCCCGTTCATCTCGCGGCACTTGTCGGTAGTCTTCTGGTCGACCTGCGCGATGTACTGCCAGTACGGCATATCGGCGGCGGCTTCGGTCTGCCCTTTATAGCGTCCGGCCATATACGCCGTTTGCAGGTTGGTCTTGTATATGGTTCTCAGGCGCTCCGGCGAACCGAGTTGAACTTCCCTGTCGCCGTCCTTTACTTTGCCCCACCATCTCTGTTTTTCGTCCTTGTTGTCTCGCAACAGCGGCGTGAGCTCCTTTTGGAACTGCTCGAACGTCTTTCCCTGCTGTATGGCGTGTTCTACGGAGATACGGATATTCCGCAGCACATCAGCGTTGTACGCCTTTGCGACCGTGAAGGCTTTGGCGTGCGCGTCTTTCCACGTGTCGAACCAGTTCCACGAAACATCGTAGCCCTTGCGCTTTATATATTGTATAGCGGCGGCGGGTTTCAGCTTGAGCGCTTTTAAAAGAACACTATTCACGGGGCGCCCCCTTTGACTCCCGTCCGGCCAGCCTGCCCCACGTCTCGCCAAGCAGAATAGCCTTCTCCGCGGTCGCCTGTATCGCCGCCGAGTCGAGTTCAAGCCCGTTGATGCCGGCGAGGACGTCATCGTAGTTTTTAGCGCCGTTTACAAGGTCTGCAAACGGCGTTAAAAGGGCGTTTGACTGAGCGATAAGCACATCGTCAGAGAACCCGTCCTCAGCCGTATCGACCGCGTCCTGCCCGTCGTCATCAGGCGCGGCTGTGCCGGGGAGCGGGGGTGCCGCGAACTCCGGCGCTACTGCCCCCGCGTTTTCGACTATCTCAATCTCGTCCTCGGCGAATCCGTACTTGTCCACGAAATACTTTTTTGTGAACTTGACGCGCTGCGTCCCCAGCAG